ATCGCACGCAAGCCTGTGGGTTACTCCAGCCTGCCCGTATCCCGCAGGAGTAGAAGCGTGAACTACATACAGACCAGTCACCGGATTAAGAGTAATCCACTTGTTAGACTGATCAACAATTGCTATTACATCGTTGACCGGATCAAAGACCATTTGAACAGAGGAGTTGGGAATCGCGCCCGGGTTCGGGGAACCAACCGCCTCAGATACAAAGGAGTTGCTAATTGTCGAAAAAGCGAGAGAAGAACCCGGCGTTCCAATAACCGAGCTATTGAGCCGAGACACCCAAACATTCCTTCGGTTCGTATCGAGGACGATCCCCTGCTGAAAATTACTTCCAGTCCCAAGCGCGAGGGATGACATCGTGGGATAGCTCGACACTACTGGGCACGTCGCTATATCAAGCGACAAGGGGGCCTCACAAGAAATGTTTTGGCCATCAACAACTGTGACTTCGAAGAAAGAGGTCCCTGGAAACACTGGCGTTCCCGTAAGTAACCCTGCCGGGTCTATCGAAACGCCCACTGGGAGCGCCCCACCGGTTAGACTGAAAACTAACGGAGGCGTGGCTATCGGATCAGTCAACTGTTCTGAATACGGGGTGTCGGTAATCCCAGACGGAAGAGTGGGGGCCGGCACAATCCCAGTAACCTTGACCGAAAAGGTTTTTGTTATTGTGAACCCGGTGGCATCCGAACAAGTCACTGTAAAGGTGGATACCCCTGTTCCCGAGGGTGTTCCTGTTATCGCGGACAACGTGCCAGGAATCACCCCGGTTTGCATAGATAGCCCCAGGGGAAGTGATCCGGACACTAGCGTCCAGGTGCAAGGTGCCAAGGCGCCCAAAGCTTCGAAGGAAGACGCATACGGCTGCAACACACAGGCCGAATCTAGGGGGCCGAGGATGTCGGTGAAAAGCGAGGGAGTGCAAGAGCACTGCCACGGGTCCCAGAAATAGCCCACTGAGCATTGCTGGGGCGGGCAGCACCCCGAGACACTGCTGTGACAAACCAACTCACTTAAATCAGAACCTCCGTCAACTGTGATTGCCTGGAGTCGGTAGCATCCGGTGCGCGCACACAACTCAATTGCGCCAAAGGTGCTGCTCTGCAACACCGAGGAATAGTTTCCGTTCTGGTTAAGCGGGTCCGGGTTCTTATAAAGGATGAAGCTGGTGTCCCCTGGGTTCTTGGGGATGGGGATTTTCACTACAGCCGCTCCCGTGCAAAGAACCGAAGGTGTCAAAGGGCCTATCATGCCGTGGCTGTCCGTAGTGGCAACAGACCACCATCCCGGGCTGCACACCGCCACGGTGAGCGCAGGAACACATTCAAGGCTTAGTTGGTATGCACCCTCGGGGACCTTGGGATCAACCGCTTCATATAACGAAACGCAAATGTCCTTGGGATTGTTGTTCCACAAAAGAAACGAGTCACATTGGCCGGCCAGCCAAACTAATGGAGTGGGACCACCATTGTTGGCCTCGACAAAGAAGGAGGCCCCAGAACTGCTGCTGGGCAGAACGCAGACCGGAGGCGATACGTAATCGAGCTTTACGCAGCGAAGTTTCAACACATCCAGGACAGCAATCATACAAGCCCGATAGATGTTATTGGCGGTTGCACTATTCCTAGCTCGTTCTCAGCCATCCGAATCGCGATCACTTCCGCCACCCGATCCGCCGCGCTTTGGGAAACCATACTCTCCGCTGTGCCGACACCCACTGCCTGGAAACCGCCCTGCTCCAGAAGCTGAGTTTTGGTTGAATGATAGTCGGCCAAAGGCTTCGCGGCCAACTCCGCCACCGCCTCAGCATAGGTGTCTGTTTTGATTCCAGTGCCGTCATATCGCACCGCGTTGATCCCAGTTTCGTCAACACATGCCTCGGCATCGCCAGACAAATCTTCCGGCACCAGAAAAGCAAAGGGTCTGATCCATTTGATCGTCGCTGGCCCGTGGCCCACAATCAAAAGCTGAAAGTTTCGGTCAATGTTGTCTTCGTCCCCCGTCTCTACGCCACATGATCCCTGGGAATCATCAGAGGACTGTTGATTTGCGTCTTCCGTCCTAAGAGTGCGGGACTGGGGCTTAAATCCGTAAATGGTAGAATTCGCATCAAGCTGTTGATCATAGGACAGGCTGCCTTTACTCACCTGAACCATCTTGTTGAGAATCTGCCGATAGGAACCCCGAGTGCCTCCAGCATAAAACACGCCCAAGTTCAGATTCTCCTCGATGCCCGCGAAGGCAACATCAGTCCAAGCAAGACGGCAACGAGTTCCGGGGGGTTTCTCCTGGACCGCTGCCGTGGCACCAAAATAACCGCGCGTAAAGACACCCCAAGTTATCGGGCACCTGTTGTCCAAGCGGTCCGGGATGAACGCTTCCCACAGTCGATTCTTCCCGTCATAATCCACCGACACGTAAAAAATGCGTTCTGTGTTCGCAACCTGCCCATACATCCATTCAACTGGACGGGTGCCTGTCCAATACCCAGACCAGGATGGCCTGGAATCATCGGCCAAAGTGGTGAGGCTCGCATGATTGAGAACCCAAGTATGCCTGTTGTAAGTGTCCTCCGCTGGCACCGAGATCATCAACCACTGCCCGAAAACCCCAGTGGCAACCTGAGATAAGTCGTCACTTAAGACGGCTTTGCTTATCAACATCTCATTATCTCGCACCGGAAGGCGAGTTGTGATCTTTCCACTGAGCGCGGGGTCGTAGAACGCCACCCCAACTGGAGAGAACCACACGAGGCGCCCATAGTGAGCCACGCAGGATTTCGAGGACAAGTTGCCTACCCCGATCACTTCCTCCTGAAAATTTGGGGTGGTCAGCCACTGGCTGCGATCCCGGATGTTGGCCTGGATGATCGAGCCATTTACGTCCGTAAAAACCATCAATTGCGGTGATTCGGTAGATGGGGTAACTACCATCGCAGTAACCCTAGACCGGAAGAAAAACGACGCCTGGCCGCCAAGATAACCGGTCTCGCGAAAGCTAAATGGGTTAGAAATATCACTCGCAAATACCTGGTTTGCATTTGATACCCATAGCCTATCCCCAACCCACGCCATATCTCCACCCGCGGGGGTGCTGTATGGATCACCAGTGAGGTGTCCAGAATTGGCCCCGTCATACCATGCCGGCGCTGTGAGACCACCATCCTGAATGAACAACACCGCCTTGGGCGTGATGACCTGGATTGCTGGCGCCGGCCCAGTTGCCGGGGGCTGTCCATTGGGACCAATCCTCTGCGCCGACTGAATCACCTGGCACCAAAAAATCTGCCGCGCATAGGGCGAAAACTGAAGATTAGGGAGCACCCGAAAATCAACGAAAGGCCAGTCGGCGACATAGATTTTCCCATCCACTGCCGCCATTGCCTGCTCCAGGCTGCCCGCCGGGCGGAATATGAATCCTCCCTGGAGGTTTCCATCCGGCAACGGGACTACACAGCGATAGCCTGGCCGGCATGACCAGGTTCCCCCTATGTTGATCATGTTGACTGTCATCCAGGAATAGCCAAGCGGAATCTGGCCGGGGTCCTGGTCCGACTTTACGCCAGAGAAGAACGTCCCATCGTTGTCGATGATCCTAGTGCTAGGGCTTGGGGGCATACTTGGCTCCTTTGCTCAAGTTGTCCTTAGCCCATAGAGGCTGAAGGTTTTTGAAATTGAAACACTCGCGCTGTTGCGCTAAGTCCGTTAGATCGAAGCTCGCGCAAGGACGAATGTGGTCTATATGCCACTCGCCATAGTTATCCCACGACATACCAGGGAGAAATTGATTCTGAAGATGCGCTCGCAATTCCTCGACTGAACAACCAAGGAGCTTAAGAACGCTCTTCGACCCGCAGACCTTCGCCCGGAGTGCCCACCAAATACGAGTGGCTAGATTTTTTCGCACCCGCCACTGCGTATTGGTCTCTTGCTGCGCGGCCATCCAATTTCGGTTATTTTGGTTACGGCGGTCTCGATGGCTTTCTTGCCAACACCGCGTCCTTTGCAAAATCTCTGCACGATGCCGGACATGATAACGACGTTTACACGTTCGTGATACCTCCGCCTTATGGGAAACTTGGAGCCAGCACCAGATAACAAACAGTGTCAGTTCTCGTTGGGTCATTAGGCGGTCACCGGATGTCGTAATCGAACTTATCACGAGGGTTACTCTGGTCAATCACCTGAATAGGATTGTAAACCGGCGGCTCGGCCATCTGTTGTGCCTCAAGCTCCATGCGCGCGGCATCAGCCTCGTAACTGTGCGCTTCCGCAATTTGATTGTCTCCGTAGTGCTTGCGCGCCTGGAGAGCAACCAAGATCGCCAGCCGACTCCTCAAGGGGATGTGATCGTAGCGGGAGGTAAATTCCGGATTGGTCCGGCGGTAGGCAATCCGGACCCAGTTGCAAGACCGGTTGAGTTGAATGCGACGATATTGGGGAAGGGTTTCATCCGGCTCCATCACAGTGAGCAAGGTTCCCGTTGCTCCGCTGTTGTCAATAGTGGAGAGACGCACGCTACCCACCGTTGGCTCTTTATAGAGACCAGTAATTCGTGCGATGACGGGGGCACCCACATCCGGGACAGCGACACCATAAATCGTGGGGACCTGGTAACCATTTATCCAAGCACCTGTGCTATCCTGACGCCGCAGGACATTTCCCTCGTCATCAAATCCGTAAACCAAAACTTGCTTTCCATTGTCCGCGGCTGACTGTAAGTAAGCAACCAGCTTCGCCGGCTCCGGGAGGTCTCGATAGGTGCAGTGCATCTTGCCCTGATCGGCCCATTTCCACTCACAAACTGTGCGACAATCTCCGGGGCCATTGAGATGAAACGAAAAAAGCATTCCGAATCCCAATACCGGTTGGCCGCCGATATTTACACCAAGAACAGTATCCACCTCCCGAGGAAGTGCAACGCATCGCCGACCGCAACCCGCAGGGTTGTTACAGGTGGTTCCCGCCTCGCAACTTCGGCAACCAGCGGTGCAAATGTCCAGAAAGCCCTTCCAGCCCTCCAGGTCTTCCTTGTTCGCTATGAGCCCGACCGCATCGGTGAGCCAGCGAAACAACTTGACATCATCGCAGGCCCCGATGATCTTGCGCGACTCATCATAAATATCGTCCACGCGCATCATTAGTAAGCCTCATCCTTCTCTTTGCCCAGCGCGCGGGCAATAGTGTCAAGTGCTTTCTCCGCATCGTTGCCAGGGGCCTCTGACTCTTCTTCGTCCCCCTCCACGTCCCCGAAACAACGAACCTCGATGCAGCACTCATACCAATGGCTGCCATCACTCTTGACCTTGCTGGTCTCAGAACGCTTTACGAAGTGAATCTCCATCTTGCCGCTCTGCGGAAGGTCCAACTCCTCGGGGCCTTCGTAGCGAAAACTGGGATAGACTTTCTTCGGTTCTTCGTGCGGCAGAGAACTGGTTTGAGCCAGCACTCCCTCACCGTAAAGCTCTTTGGTGCTAACACCAAGGTCCGTGTGTTCGTGCTCGTCCATATTATTCCTGATTTGGGTCTGGGTAGTTTACCACTGTCATCTTGTATCTAGGAGCCCCGATTGTCTTTGTGCCCCCCGAAGGCCATAGATATGACTTAGGGACCTTTACACTTCTCATTGAGAGGGTTGATCGAGAGTCACCCGAAAAAAGTCCAGAGATTTGTCCCATCCCGCCCAAGTTCAGCGAAGCCTCGCTCCGCCCTAGCATTCCAATCTGGGCGGCCCCGCGCCCCAACAGGACAAGCCCACCATAGCTGGTTCCCGCTGCGCTCGCTGAGAAGTATTCTCTACTCACCACGTCAATTAAACCATCGCTGTCGCCCACAGCCGAAGCCACCACCCGACCAATCCCCAGAACTGTTGAGGCGCCGAGGCTGGTTCCCGCCGCCAGCGCAGAAAGCCCACCTTTGCTGGTCAAGGAAATGGCACCAGAGCTTGCCCCTGCCGCTCCCGTGGTCACGATCCCCCTGCCCACCAGAGTCGTCACCCAAGAACTGCCGCCAGCAGCAAGTGCAACCAGCGATTCGCTTCCCGTGGCCGAGACTACACCAGAGCTTGATCCGGCAAGTGTGAGCGATATTAGTCCGCGACCCACCAGAGAAAAGGTTCCGACGCTGGACCCAGCCGAGGAAGCGACCAATGCGGATTTTCCAGTCAAGGTGATGGTGTCCGAGCTACCCCCGTTGGCAGTCGCAGTGACTACTCCACGTCCTACCAGGGTCATCGTCCCCGAGCTAGACCCGGCGGCACCTGAAACCAAGATGGATCGTCCCACCAAGGGGGTGGTGGCAGAACTGGACCCCGCAGCCGAAGCGACCAGCGTGCTTTTTCCCACCAACGAGAGCGTGCCTGCGCTCGATCCGGCAGCGCCAAGGACTATGACGCCGCGACCCACGAGGGTTACCGTGTCAGCGCTTGATCCAGCAGCCGTGGCTACCATTCTCCCGTCGCCAGTCAACGAAGCCGTAATCGAGCTATCTCCTGCGGCCACCGCACCCACGGTGGACAGATAGTTTCGCTCATACGCCGGCACATAAAACTGGCATATTCTTTTGACTGATGCTTTAGGGGTTTGACGGGCCACGAGTTAGTTTAGCGATTGAATATAGGCATACATGGGCGTAACTGTCCCCGCTACTGAGAGAGTCCACCCGATGCAAATGCCAGTTGCGATAGACACATCAACAGTGGCCGATGTCCCCCCAAAGGAAACAGCAACTGCGGTGCCCGCAGCACCAGGAGTGCCCGTGATAAAATGACCAGTGCCGATCACGGTAGAATTGGTTCCTGGAAGGCCCACGGTGCGGACCACGCAGTTAAATTCCAAAGTCCACGGATGCGCCGTTGTCGCTCCCGGTGTGGTTACCGCAACCACATTAGGCCCCATCGTAATCCCAGCAGCTACGGTAAGACCAAACCGAGGAGTGATTATCAAAGTTCCAGTAGCGGCAAAGGACATGATTCCTCCCGCGGTAACCTTGTAAATCTTTCCGGGCCGAGCATCTCCGGCATTTATACCCGTGTATTGGGTAACATTCCACAGAATTGTCTCAGTGGTAGCTACTACCGAAGTCTGATTTCCGATAGGCGGATCACAAAGGACATCTTGAAAATATTGGCGGCTCATATTACGATTCCGAGATGGTTGCCGCGCCGATGTTCACAGTGGGGGTCTCGTTTGCATTCACCACCAGTCCCGTAGCGGGGGATGTGATCTGAGCCCGATAGAGAAGGTGGCCGGCCCCCGA